TGACCTCTACTGCTTAGAGGCTTACGATGATATGCCGATGGGCGAGGAAGACCGCAGCGAGTGCGAGCGCGACGGCATCACCGTCCACGCCGGCTGGGGCCAGACCGAGATCGTGGTGGAGGACGGCAAGTGCGCGGGCATCAGGTTCCGCAAGTGCACGCGCGTCAAGAACGACGAGGGCCGCTTCGCACCTGAGTTTGACGACAGTGTGAGCGAGCAGGCCGAGTGCACGACGGTTCTCTACTGCATCGGCCAGAAGGTCGACTGGCGTGAGCTGCTCACCGGCACCGCCGTCGAATTCAACCCCAACGGCACGGTCAAGGCAGACCCCATCACGTATCAGACGGCGGAAAAGGATATCTTCGTCGGCGGCGACGCTTATACGGGTCAGAAATTTGCTATCGACGCCCTCGCCGCGGGCAAGGAGGGCGCGATCTCGCTGCACCGTTTTGTCCAGCACGCGACGTTGACGGTCGGCCGCAACCGCCGCCAGTTCATTGAGCTCAACAAGGAAAGCGCGCTGATCCCTGTCAATTACGACACAACGCCGCGCCAGCGCATCGGCTATAACGAGGCGCTGCGCAGGACGTTTAGCGACGAGCGCGTCGCGTTTACCGAGGAGCAGATCAAAAAGGAGACCGCGCGCTGCCTTAGCTGCGGCGCGAGCATCGTCGACCCGAACAAGTGCATCGGCTGCGGCGTCTGCACGACGAAGTGCGCGTTCGACGCCATCCACCTGCACCGCGAGAGACCGGAGTGCAGCAAGATGTACGCCTGTGAGGACAAGATGAAGGCCATCCTGCCGTACATGATCAAGCGTGAGTTCAAGATCAAGCGTGCGGCGAGAAAGAGCAAGTAATGCACGAGCTGGGCATTGTCTTCCACGTCATCAAGAGCGTGGAAAAGATCGGAGAGGAAAACGGCCTGACGAACGTCGCGTCCGTGACGCTCGAGCTCGGCGAGGTGTCCGGTGCGATCCCGCACGAACTCGAAAGCTGCTGGAACTGGGCAGTCAAGAAGACCGAGCTTTTACCGGAGGCCGCGCTCAAGATCGAGACCATCCCCGCCGTTACGTACTGCGAGGGCTGCGGGCGCGACTATCCCACGGTGCAGTTTGGCCGCACCTGCCCGCACTGCGGCAGCGAAAAAACGTGGCTCAAGCAGGGTATCGAGATCAACTTAAAGGAGATTGAGGCGATATGACAGAACCCTATAAGATCATCGAGGTGAAGGAGAGCGTCTTCGCCGACAACGACCGCGAGGCCGCACGCCTTCGCACGCAGCTCAAGCAGGACAGAACGTTTCTGCTGAACCTGATGTCCTCGCCGGGCAGCGGCAAGACGACGACGCTGCTGCGCACGCTTGAAGCGCTCAAGGATGAGCTGCGCATCGGCGTGATGGAGGCAGACATCGACTCCGACGTGGACGCGAAGACTATCGCGGACGCGGGCGTCAAGTCCATCCAGCTCCACACGGGCGGCATGTGCCACCTCGATGCAAGCATGACGGAGCAGGGCCTCAAGGAGATCGGCACGAAGGACTTGGACCTCGTCGTGCTCGAAAACGTCGGCAACCTCGTCTGCCCCGCGGAGTTCGACACGGGCGCGGTCAAAAACGCGATGATCCTCTCCGTGCCGGAGGGACACGACAAGCCGCTCAAGTACCCACTCATCTTCACTGTGTGCGACGCGCTCATTATCAACAAGATCGACGTGCTGCCGTATTTTGACTTCGACATGGAAAAGGTCGTCGAATACGCGCACATGCGCAACCCGAAGCTCAAGATATTCCCCCTCTCCGCCAAAACCGGCGAGGGCGTGGACGCTTGGTGTAATTGGCTGCGCGAGCAGGTGCGCGCTTGGAACGGGTGAGAAAAGGAAAAGAGATGTACCGCATGGTACATCTCTTTTTTTGTTATGCGTCCAGCCGAAAGACCGACGGGTAAATTTGTCCGTCCCTGAACTCAAGCACGCCGTAGGTCGGGCGGCGGGGATCGCCAATCGAACCGGGATTCATCATCATCGGCCGCGACAAGGGCGGCCTGCGTGGCCGGGGCATGGTCCGTTGGTATCTCGTCCTGCGTATAGCGCGCCGGAGGTCTATAACCGCCCTTGTCCTGATAGACGGCTGTCAGGGTGAATTCATCCCACTGACCCGGACGGGGGAACTGAATCTGTATTTCTGAATTATTCATGATTCTAATGGTATGTTAATATCTTCAAAATCAGCCGTTTCCTCGGATTCAATGGCATTGACGGCCATTGCTTCCAATGCGTGATAGGTTGGATTGGTCAATCCATTGGCATAAAGGTGCCTGGTGCCTGTGCCCGCGTCGGCTGAAAGGGCATATGTTTTCTCATTGCGCGCGTCGATAATCAGGGTGCTTACGCCTGTTCCTGCCTCGAAAGCGATGAAGCCGCGGAGAGAAGCTATCTTGAACAGGGTATTGGTACTGCCGCCTCCCAGCTCCATATAAAGAGCCGCCTTTTCCTCCCGCACTGCTGTACTCGGCAGCCCGCTCTGCATGTAAATAAGCCTGTTCAGCCCGTTCGGCATCAGCTCATTATGGCCTACCGGAAGAAATACGGTTGTCGTTTTCACCTGCCAGTGTCCAACGGACGATACATAAAAAATTTCCCTTACTCTGATATCATACCCCTTGCGGACAGTATCGTAAGGCGTATTGATGGTGACATCGATGACTTCCCCATGGTTGACGGCCAGCTCGTTCCCCGGAATCATAGAATAAGAATCCATCGTCAACCCGGTTCTGTTGGTTTTTGAGCCGCGGCCTATGTCAAAAGTAAATTTAGCGAAGGCTGTCGCGTTGACCGCAAGGGAAAATCCGCACACGGAACTGTAATTAAATTGACCGTTAGGCCCTATCAGGGGAATAACCGCTGACCCGTACGCATTGGCCCCGGCAGAAGCTGCGCCCACCGAAAAACGCTGCGTCAACCCGGCAAGAGTACCTTTGGAAGATTTAGAAATGGAACCCGCGACTGTGATCGAACTGGAATTAAGGTATATAGGCTGAACCAACGCTGATACAGCACCGGCCAATCCTAACGTATAAAAGCGATTAACCGCGCCCGTATCGGTCGGCGCGCCCGCGGCAAGCGGGATGTTGACGCCGCCGTTGGCATTAATAGCTCCCGCCGCCGTCAGACCTCCGGCCAGCGTCATGTTGCCGGATGCGTCCACCTGCGGAATGGCCTCAAGGGCCTGCTGGGCCGCCGTCGCGGAGTTAGCCGACTCCGTGGCGGATGTCGCGGCATTAGTCGCGGCCATATTGATGCGTCCCTCCGCCTGATCTATAGCCTCTTTAGCGGTTTCGGCACGCTGGACAAGGGGCGTAATCGCCCCCACCGCTCTCTCCTGCGCCGTTTGCACGGCGGCAACGGCATCCGTTCGTGCGCCGGCTATATTCTGCTGCGCGGTCTGTGAGGCACGTCCCACGGCAAGAACAGAATCGGCTTGCTTATCCTGAATGGCAGTAACAGCCTCATTCCTGGCTTCAATAATCTGTTGCTTCCCGTTGTTGACCGTTTCCGGCCAGGTGGCGGCCAGCGACTCCACAGCCGTTTTAGCGTCATTGGCGCTCTTGGCGTCACGGGCTGCGTTAGTTGCGGACGTGCCGGCGGCAGTCGCAGAATCGGCGGCAGCACTTTTGGAGGCCCAGGCAGACCCTGCATAGCCTTCCGCCTCTTCGGCCCGTGCAGCAGCGGTGGCTGCCGCGTCCGTTGCCGTCTTGGCTGCCTGGCTCGCCGTTTCTGCATTGGTGGAGGATGTGTTGGCATTCTGTTGCGCCTGTTGGGCCGCGATAATGGAGGCCGTGTTGGAAAGCCACTGGGCCTTGATCGTCTTACTTGCCTCAACAGGTATCGTAATACCCATTGCAGGAATATCGTACACCGTGGACGACTCAACAGGAGCCACAGAATCCACGGCCCCAATATAACCGGAAAACAGCCTCAAATCCTCTCCGGACTCATCCTGTGCATGAATGGCATACGGCCAGCGGCCAACAGGCAGGGCAGGAAAAGTAAGCTCCAAACAATGTTCTTGCTCGCCGTGTTCAATGACAACGGGCAAGTCTCCCTGTTCCGTCTTCACCACACCGGTGAAAGAAACTCCTGTTACCGGGAACGGAGATTGCGTTACATCCTCGAACAAAAGCCAGCCTATGCGCTTGGCATAGCCTGCCGTCGTGGACAAATGGCGCGTCATTCCCAGAAAATTTAACATGGCTCAATCATGAGCCACAAAACACGGGAAATGCAAGTTGGCGAGAATCAACGTTTTTATCCCTGCTTCACGGGAGGCTCAAAAGGCAGGGAGGCCAGCAGGGTTATAAAATTCTCTCCTGCATCCACTTCCATCTTCTGCGGAGTGTATGCGCCATCCATCTTGTTAAGCTCGGCAATAGCGGCGATTTTTGAGGGCATCTTAAATTTCGCTCCGGTTTCATCCATGGAAACCTCCTGACAGAGATCGGATGCGCTATCAACATTGCCGATGGGAGTTGTCACCACGCGGGACAACCATTCCATGCGCTGCTGCCTGGTCAGCACAGCAGACTTATCCAGTTGCTTATTCAATTCGCCAATCATTCGCAAAACTTCGCCATCTTTGGACAAACGGGATGCTGCCTTGCTGGCTGCGTCATTACTCATATCCTTGCGATTGTAAGCCTTACGATAGGCGTCCGCCTTGGACAACTTTTCCGCAACCAGAAGCCTCGCAAACTCCTTCTTCTTCTCGGTCACTTTGGTCTTGTTATCCTTCCTTCTCATACCAATATTTTACCCTCCTGATTTTCAGCGCGTCAATTTGGTGAGAATCAATACTTCTTGCCAGGAACAATCAACCTGTTGGCTTTGAATCCTCAAGACTCTCTAAAAAATCACGCCCCTGCCTGCTGATATAAAACACGCAAGGCCGTGTGCCGGTTCTGATCACGTCGCCGGCCTGCACCAGATAATCCAGCCGGTGAGACACATTGCTGGGATCCAAATGGCAACGGGTGGCAATCTCCCGCGACATCCTGCCCGGATGGTCTCGGATTTCCATCAGAATAAGCAGCTGCGACGGACTCGCCTTCCGGTGTATAATGTTCCTCAATAGATTCTTATATTCCTGCTTCATCTCCCTTCCTCCCTTCTCATATACCGTTCAAAACAATAATCCGGCGCATCCTTGACCCGGCACACCACGTTATTGCCGCGGTAGAGTCGTGAGGCAATCCGGGCATCCAGATGTTCCCCGATATGCTCCGGCAGCAGGTTAGACGTGAGCATCGTCCATTTCCCCAGCCGCCCATCGACAACACGGTTCAGGGCGGAAAGAATAGCGGGGGAAGTATTCTCCGCGCCAATATCATCCAGAATCAGCACGTACACCTCTTTAACCAAATATTCAATAAACGCCCAATCCCCGGAACGAAGCATGGAAACCACCTTCTGCCACTTCCAAAGCTGAATGGGCAACGTGGGGCGTGATTTAGTCAGCGCATCCCTGGCAGCCTCCGCCAGATGCGTCTTGCCCACCCCGGAAGCCCCCAGCAGGGACAGCCAGCGGCGCGGACGAACCTTATTAACGATATCGTTAATAAACCACTGCACTTCCTGGTGCATGGCCTGCACCTCCGGGTGAACGGACTCGTCAAACCCGCCCATATCGTACCGTACCGGCTTGTAACTGCGGACAATCCCGTCCTGGGAAGGCATCACGGAAACCTGCCCGGCCAAACGTTGAATATCATCCATCATTCGTACCTCCTTCCCGCGTTGGCGTCATTCCGCCCAGACGAACCTTGATGTCCCCGCTGCGCATTATTCGTGACCCAGGAACGGGCATACTTCCGGGCTGCCGGCTTCCAATCGGCAAGAGGAATCCCCTTGCTGTCCCGCCATCCACGGGCGCTGAAATCATCAAAAAACGACTCTGCGCACCGTTTCAACTCGTCTCCCTTGGGAGCCATAAGCTGGGCCGCCATGAAAAGCCGCACATCCTCCGCGTTCCACGGGAACTGCTCTATGCCTCGGCTTACAGGTAATTTCTTCGCATTCGCATCCGTCTTCGTCTCCGTCTCCGAATACGCATTCGCATAAGTAACGGGTTGAGGCGAATCGTTACGACCTGTTACGAGTTTCCGCAATTCGTATTTCTTGTCAGAAACTTTCAGCACTTCGTAACCGTTCGGAAGCGGCCATTTGGGCATGGACTTCCCCTGCTGGTCGAACCCCAGAATCATCAAGTATGGCTTCTCATTGTGAGAATAAAGCAGAATAAGCCCCGCTGCCTCACACGCGGAGAGGCAGCGTTGAATATTGCACTCGCTCATCTTGTCGAGTTGGAGAGGATACAGCGCAGAACGGAGAATGGGCGTCCTGGCGTCATAAAGGCCGTAATCGTCTGCCACAGACATCAGGCGTCGGTAGAACACCTCGGCCTCCCACGAAAGAGAGGCGACGCGCCCTGATGTCAAAATAGCATCTCTGATCAATCGTGTAGGCATATCAAAAAAGCGTCAGTTGGGGGTTGTAGTTCGTGAATCGTTCGAGTAAAACCCGGAATGCAGTTGCCGCCACTGCAGGAACTTGCCCGTTGCCAAGGGCTTTAAGCTCGTCCACTTCTGGGGCCACCCCATCATCAGGGCGACGAAAGACGCCGACACGCACATCCCCCTGACGCGCTTCCTTCCATTCCTGATATAGAGATATGCCAGGTAATCTTCCAGGTTGCATTTGTGATTGCCTTGTTCCGCGCGGCTCCAAGCTATGCCGTGCGTGCCTATGCAGGCCCGCGGCGTGGGCAAGAAGCCATAATCTGGCGCGGCGATGGGGTAATCCAACGGCGTCAGCTCCCAGCACACACCATGCAGCATCATACCCGATGCGGGCAAGGTCACCGAGGACTCTGGCAAGTCCTCTTCCCACAAGCAGAGGTGAGTTTTCCAGGAATGCGAATTCCGGTCGTACCTCATTGATAATTCGGTGCATTTCCCGCCAGAGGCCGGAGCGGGCGCCGTCAATGCCGGCGCCTTTTCCTGCGGCTGAAATGTCCTGGCACGGGAAGCCTCCAGATACCACGTCAACAAGGCCGCGCCACGGTCGTCCGTCAAAGGTGCGTACGTCATCCCAAACCGGGAAAGGCGGGAGTAAGCCGTCATTCTGTCGGGCGAGCAGTACGCTTGCGGGATAGGGTTCAAGTTCGACAGCGCAAACGGTGCGGAATCCGAGCAGCTCGCTTCCAAGTATGCCTCCACCAGCGCCCGCGAAAAGATGTAGCTCATTCACTCTCCCTCCTTTCTCGGCTCCCAGTTGACAGCAAATCCCTCGTTGATGCAGGGGTTACAAACAACCGGCACGGCTTTAATATTTTTGTAAGCGCAGTTGTGGCAATCGCGATGGATTAAAGGCACCCACGCCCTGCACGCGGCCCGCTTCCGGCGGACGTCACCGATAACATTGTACAACTTAAAGTCGTCCCATAAGCCTCCGCGAAATTGGAGTGGCAGCTCGTGATATTCCATTTTAAATCGTATTCGGGCGTTATTGCGAATCCTTTCAATTCTGGTTTCGAGAGTTTCGACTGCTTTTCCGTATTCGTAAAAAGCTTTCTGTTCAGGCGTCAGTTTCATGCGAGCCTCCTTTCAAACACGATTTCCACCTGTCCGGCGCGTCCCAGGTCGTGAATCCGCTCAATCCCGGCGCAATCCAGCGTCCTGTCGTCAATGCCCATAGCCTTGCAGGCCCCGTCCAGATACGCCTTGCAGCGCGCCAGGCAATTATCCGCGTCCGGCTTCGGTCCCTTGAAAAACCAGATCACCCGGTAATGCGTCGGTTGCATCCTCCGGCCATTCAGGGCTTCACAAGTCCTGCCCCAGGCTATATTCCGGGCGCGGCTCTTGGCAGCCGTCTTCTTATAACCGGCCACAATGGCCCCCCTCTGTGTGAGAGGGGCCTTCGCATTGGGGGACAAACACCGCGGCGTGTGGGGCAAAGTAATGGTCAGCGTAGTCATCATGCCGCACCTCCTTCCCATCCCTTTTTAAGTTCCCAGCGCGGAATGCGGAAATACCGCGGCAAGGCCACAGCCCCCGGATAAATCCCCGTCGCCACGCACTCGGCGTACTGGCGCAGGGCGGTCATATACTGCCCCCGGTAATGCTCCAGGGCCTCCTGATCCATCCGCACCTCGGAAATGCAATAGGGAGCTGCCGACTCCATGAACACAAACATGAAATTCCGGCGTATCCCGAAAATCGCTTCATACAAATCGCAATACAAGGCAGCCTGCCAGCCGTACCCGTAGCGGGCCATATCCCGGTCAATCAGGCCGGAATCCTCCACGGGCGTGGAAGTCGTCTTCATATCAATAATCGGCATCTCTTCATCGTGAGGAAGAATGTCAATCATCCCCGTAATCGTAATCGGAACCGGAGGCTTGTCCGGCGCGTACTCAATGAGCAGCGTCTTATACATCGCCACCTGGGAATCAAACGAATCCCCCAGCACCAGCCCATGTTCGGTTCGCAGGTAATTATTGAAAATCCCCACGGCCTTCTGCGCTTCGGCGTACTCCTCTGGCGTCAGCACGGCTCCCCCACGGTCGGCAAACGCCGCCCAGCGGGCTGCTTGCCCGTCGTCCTGCTTCGTCTTGGACACGGAGCCGTTCTTATTCACCCCCGGCAGCCACTCTTCTACGAGATACTGATTCTGGAACTGATCCGGCGTCAGGGCCAGACAATCCACCAGGGAACCAAACCGGAACCCCTGGGAAACCTTCTCAATCCCTTCATCCTGCCGATACTTCCATTTATAGGGATTCCGGGCGAAATCCGTCAGCATGGACTTGGAGACACAGTGAGGAATCCCCTTCTTGGAATCGTGGTACGCCTGCGGATTATCCACCCGGCCACAAGCCTCGCCGAAAGTCGCAAAGCCCGATAAATCTAAAACATTCATAGCTAAAGATCCTTGCTATCCTGCATGCTTACTTCCCGGAGGCCCCCACCCAGGCAACCACCTGGTTGAAATTCGCCACCAGCCACTCCAGCGTCTTGGGCGGGAACGTCTCTTCCCGGCTGGCTCCCTGCACGTAATAAATCTGCCGGCCCCGGCAGAAATTCACTACCTGGGGCATCGTCACGCCGTGGTCTCGCAGCAGTTTTTCCAGGTCTGCCACGCTCACGGCAGATTCCGGCTCCAGCTTCAAATCATCAGTAGGAGTGGGCGAAGAAACCACTTCCGGTTCAAGGGGCTTTTCTTCCTGCCTGGATGCCGCCGCCACTGGCGGAGGTACAGCGGCGCCCGCAAGAGGATTGCCGGCCTTCGGCTTCTGCGTTCCGGCTTCCGGAGTAGCATTCCGCATTTCCCGTCCGTCTTCCACTTCGCCGTCGGAAATAATCGTGTCGGTCAGGTGGGAATAAAGCCATGCCTTGGCCTTCCGCTCGGCCTTGCCAATAATGGCATCCTGGCTCATGCCGTTATTTACACGGATACAGAACTCAAGAGTTTCGGAATCCGGGACTCCCTTGAACTCCCAGCTCATATCGACCCTCACCAAACCTTCCCGCTCAATCTTCTGGTACTCCTTCCCGCTCTTGCTGATGCCGGAAGTGGAAGACTCTTTGATTTCGGCGGGATGGTAAACCATCTTCAAATTGGTCAGGCCGTCCAGGTTCTTCAGCAGGTAGGTCATGCCTTCCTTGGTCACATACGTGCGCCCGGCAAGGATATTCCACTGATTACCTACCGGAGAAAGGCCCATGCAGGTGGCCACAATCAGGCATTCCCTGACCGCATCCACGCCATAGGTCACGCCTTCTTTGTATTGTGTCGCAGCGCACTCGTCCGTGCGGAAGCCGAGCTGGGAGCCTTTCAGCTTCATGATGGATTCCATGATGGGGGGAGTCAGGGCGTCGCGCAGCCGGTTCATGGCAATGCCCATGTTGATGGCCTTTTCAAAGCTGCCCTTGCAGCTCAATGCCTGCTGGGCTTCCAGGGCCAGATTGTCCAGGCTGACAGCCAGCTCGGTGGACTTGGAGGGATCCATTACTTTCTCTTGCCGTGTGGCTTCACTTGGTGTATTCATAAATCGTTACTAATTGTAATTTTACAGGTTGCATTCGTAACAGGCCGGGGTTCGGTTGCCGCCGTCCCCGGCCAACTGAATCAGTCTTCGCATTCCTCGCACTCGCATCCAGCGATTCCGAGCATGGTGGCAATGGGATTCATCCGATCCTTCATTTTCGTTTTTTGCTGTTGTTCAAGGAACAAACGGACGCCTTCTCCCATAGTTTTTACATTGCCCTCAAAGCATTCGCCTGCTTTGAGAAGATAGCCGAAAGCGCTCGTCCACCCGTAAACTTTGAAATTCATTCTCTCAGACTGAAAAACGGAGCTGGAGGGTTCTAATATGTGCCGAGTTTTTCTTTCTTCCGGGACCTCCAAAAAGGCGGAAAAAATAGCGCGCCCATCGTAACGCTTAATCAAATCAACAAGGTTATCAAGCGCGGCGCTGATTTCTTCTTTTGTGGATGCAACAGTATCGCAGCAGCAGGCTTCGTCCGGCGTGCAGGACTGCGCATTCTTTTCTTCGGTATTGTCCATTGTATTGGTATTCTATTGGTTATTGCTTTCCACGATCCGCGTGGGGCGGGACGGTTTTTCCAAGCCGTCAAAAGCTTTCATGGGAGTGGGAGACTCCGGGCAAAACCCGGAATGCGGGCTCTTGCCGGCCTGCAGCTCGGCGTTATCCAGCTCCACCGCCAGCCAGAACAGGCACGCAGCGGAAAGACCAAAGGAGCAGGCCCCCAAGAACTTGAAAAAGGTATTCATTTGCTCACTCCTCCTTCTCCATATTCTCGAAGCAACGCCCGGCGGAACTGCTTGCCGTGCACCTTCATCTTCCCCTGCTTGCCCCAGTACAGGATCTCGATCACATGCCCCTTGTCCTTCAACTCATGGACGGTCCGCTTGATCACATCCCGGTCGGAATCGTACATCAGGGCCAAAGTCTTGCAGTCGTAAAACTCTGATTCAGGGTAGGTCATAATATTTTCATTGTTAAAACTCGTACCATCCGAGCAGCTTCAATTCTTCGATCAGATCTTCTTCCATAGTTCAGTCGTCGTAATGTCCGTCGGGGTTGTCGCACTGGGGGGCGTGGTCAAAATCCCACTCGTCAATGGCCTGCTCTATCTGCTCCAGGAGTCCAACCGCGACGCCGTAGGAAATAGGTTCACCGTCCACCCGGATGCACCGGTCTTCGTCGTCGTATTCGATAATCATGCCCGCTCCTTTCTCATCTGATCCAGGGTTCTGTTTACCTGGCGTATGATGTGTTTCTCTCCCAGGCTGATACCAAGCATCAACGCGGACAGGTAGCCTGCCAGGTTAAGCAGCGTCACAACTATAAATTCAGTCCAGTTCATCATTGGTTATTTGTTGGAAATTGGTGCTACCTGCTTTCGCTTTGAGGGATAGAGTGCTATGAATATGGATTTCGTATTCCCCTGGCAGCATTTATGATTGTGAAATAGTCTTATTTTATTATTATTAGTCCGCTATGAATATGGAAGAATATCAATTTCAGCAATTTGTCAAAGAGGCCCTTATAGATATAAATGGAAAAATCATTCAACTGAAAAAAGATGTTGATGTATTAAAGAAAAACACAGCAAGCAAATCTCAGGCCGAAACTATTGATCGCAAGTTGTCTGCGATTTTATCGCAGCTGAAAATTCCTTTCTTTGGACGATAAGGCATTTGCCTTCTTCACTTCCAACTACAAGAAACTCCGTTCCATGTAGAGGTTGCGGAGAGATGGAATATTGTATTTTTACCAGACCATCACCATTAACATAATAGCGGTAATTATTATTCACTAGCTCCTTCGCTTCCTCCACGGTAAGCAGCTTCGCGTTCTTCGGTAATTCAGTATTTGTATTCATCATCATTGTTAGGTTTGAAAGATTTAGGATTATCAGATACATTCTCCTCCATGTTCGGAGGAATTAGTTGGTCCAACATCATTGAAGGAATCTGCATCACAGTTGCTTCCACAGTCGTCTTGGCTCTTATCTACCGATTCAGAAAAATCATTGCCGCTTGGTTGAAAAGGAGGTTCAATCGACTGCGCCGCTTCATGAAAATAAGCCAGTGCTTCCCGCGCCACACCCTTGAGTTCCGTAACATCATCCGCCAGAACAGAAAGCTTCTTCAGGTCAACAGAATCCTTCAAGCAGAGATCAACAAGACACAACTCCAGGCGACGCAGAAAGAAAAACAGCTCGGAGAGGCGCAGGAGAAGCTCCTCCTTTTTGCTCTGAATCATGAACCGTGGAGTAAATCGGAAGTTGCGCAAAGCCTCAACTGGAACACGGAATTCACGGATATCGTTATTGCCAAAGCCGTAAAATCCGACTTGATCTCTGGAGGCTACAACCCTGCTGGCATCTACCGCTGTCGTATTACTACGAGTGGAAGACGCTTCCTCTTTGATAGAGGGCTTTTGAGTGAGAGGTGAGTTCATGCTTCCGGCTTCTTGGGTTCGAGGTTGCTGGACTTCCTTTCTTCATCCTCCATCATGGACAGGATGGTTCCGGCTGCCTTGAGTGCGGCTTCTGCGCTGCTCTTCATGAGTTTTTTCATCTCATCAGTCTGGTTGGACAGACGGCTCAAGCTGCAAAGAAATGCCGCATGATCTGCCAGGTATTGAATGTGTTCGTTCATATTCATGCCGCCGGCTTCTTGGGGTTCTTCGGGCGGGGAAGGTTCTGTTTGGACTTCGTAAGGATGTCCATAACAATTCCTGTAACGATGGCTGATTTGCTCATTCCAGTAATCTCTTCAGTTCTCCGGAACCAGCTCTTCACTTCTTCTGGGGCCTTTTTTGTATCTAGTTTCATACCATTTCGCTGGGTGATGATTTTTAAGTATGATTTTTTTCACATTCAGTCAAGGATTAAATGTGAAAAAATCACAAAACCTGTCTGCAAATAGAATTGACAAATGTGAGAAATATCACAAAATCAACGCATGACGCCAACAAAAGAAGATGTGAAGAAATGGATGAAAAAGGCGGGGCTTACTCGCGATTGGCTTGCTGAAAAATGTTTCGTCAAGAGATCTGCCGTAAATTCTTGGCTCTCCACAGATAGAGGAATTCCAGCAGCAAAACTTGCTCTTATTGAAAAACTTATGGAAGGGAATGAGGATATTAGCCTTAATCTCCCAGATCAATTTGAGGCTATGCTTCGAGAAAAAGCGGAGGCAGCGAAAAAAGATATAAATGACTATGTGCTAAATATTTTAGAGGATTTTGTAAGAGATGTTTTAAAAGCAACCAAGTTGAAACAAAATAGGTACGAAGATGAGAAAATTTCCGACATCCAGAAGATTAACCCGGTAGAACCATTACCAGCTGCATCTTTCTTGGATCAGCCTGTCCCGGTCATTGGCAATATCGCTGCTGGCGCATTGACGCCGGGTGACAACATACCCTATCATATTAAAACAGAACGCCCTGTTGGCAAGTGGGAATACGTCTTACAAGTGGAGGGAAAATCTATGGAGCCTGTCATTCCTGACGGCTCTCTGGTGGTCATGCGCAAGCACACCATCCCTCCCATCCCCAAGGTTGGAACTATCGTAGAATACAACGACGAACGAGGGGTTACTCTGAAAAAGCTCGGCCGCAAAAAAAATCCGGAAACCGGAAAAATGGAATACGTATTACATCCACTTAATCCCGACTTCGGAGACATCGAACCCATGGACGGCGGCAAAATCTCCGGCATTTATGTGGAAACCCTGGACAGGTGGGAGAAAGCTTGACGCACCGGGTAAATGTGCTATAGGTAAATCATCTTTTTTTTATTTTCCGTTAGCCGTCCACGTTGGGAAACGCGGGCGGTTTTTTATTGCCATTACAGCCGTGTACAGTAGCATCCTGCCAGAAAAGTGCTCCTGTTCAGCCCTTGGCCTCCGGGTCAGGGGCTTTTTTGTTGTTCTTTGTCCAAAAAATGGATAGCGTACGGACATGTCTATGAACGATTCTGCTACTCCAGAAGAAAAAAAGAAACCTGGTTGTTTCGCATCATCAGGACTCTTTATTATTGCATGGCTTTTGGTATGTGTTTTCTGGGCTATTTTTCACATAGCGACCGGCTTTGAAACCCTCCCTATGCACTCTGGTTCTCTTTTTGACCAGTTTCGTTACGATATACAAGCACTTGCCTTTCTGGATTTCATGGGAGTTTTGCTCCTTGTCTTATTGCCTACTTTTCTGATTCAAAGAGGCATCATAAAATTGTTTTGGGGAGAGCATTCAGGCAGAAAAAACTTATCTCTGAATAGTAAAAAATCAGAGAGTAACAGGGTTAATGTAAAAAAAATAAAAATCACTCTTTTTATCTTGGGTGAATTATTGTTTTTCTTTTTAATGGCTCTTTATTTTTTTGGTTATCATGGGCATGCTAATAGTTATGATTGGTTTGAATCAGCTTGGCTATCTGTCTGTTTAGGAGTATTTATTTTATATGTTATTAAATATATTACTAACACAATAAAAAAAGGAATTAAGTTTTACAAAGAAGAGTATCCTGAAAAATCACTGGCTTGTTTTATCATTGCTTTGCTTCTATTCATTGTATGGCTTGCAATACTAAACTATGGAATGTGTCTTTTTTCAGGCGGAAAAACATTTTTCTATTTATTAGATTAAAGGATTTATCTGCTCCCGGTTCCCAGCCCACTTATCCAAGTCTGCTCCATTTTGAGCAATATCATTAGTAATGATGTTGCTCAAATCAATCTCACTTTCCATCCAATCTTAAAGGGAGTCCTTTCATGGCGCGAAGAAGGAACTCGGTCAGGTTGACGAAAGCGGCGGCGGAAAAGGCGGCGGCTTTGAACCTGGCCCCTTTAGGAGTGGAAGCTCCGCCCAGGGCCGCGCCGAAAGCGGCCATGCGCAGGGCGCCCATGAAAGCCAGCGGAAAATCCACCCAATCTTTATCCTTCCCGTCAAAAAGTTTGGCGAGATCTTTTCCGGCCCGTTCCAGGTTATCCCAGGAAGCGAACGGAACAAGGGAAGTGGTAGCCTCGTAATAGCGGTAGCCGCACAGGGAAGACATGCCGCGGACCGCTCCGCCCGCCAGCGCGCCCCAGAAGGGGATCCCCTGCAGGGGCCCCTGGAGAGCGTCAATAAAAATGTGCCACCATTCCCGGCGTTTGCGGCGTCTTTCATCATCCGTGAAAAAATTAAGCATGGCGCTCATGGCCGCCAGCAGAAGGCCGTGGGCGTAAAACATGCTGACGGACTTCGCCTTATTCTTCATCCCACCCTGCTTCCAGAGGGCAACAGTCTCCGCAAAAGTATTGATGCTCTCACCCCCCAGGAAAAGCATGCCGACATTCCAGACGGAGCGCGTCTGCGCCGCCAGGGACCGCTGCTGGGGCGTCATAGGCTGGGCCTTGCGGGAAAGGGAAAGCTCCACCTCCATCATGGCGCGCCTGTCCGCCTCCTCCCTGCTTAATCCGGGGTTCCTCTTCATCTCCTTCCGGTAAACGGCGTCATAAAGAATGGCGGAACTCACGGCATTCAGGCCGACGTCCGTCTGGGTCAGCAGGTTCATCCCTTTCACGTTCAGCCTCTTCCATGCGCCGGAGGCGGCCCGGCCCGCCTCGTCCGCGCTCATCGCCTCCCGGATGACGGCCGTCTCCGTCGCGTCTCTGGCGTCCAGGGCGGCCCGCTTCATCAACTCGCGCGGGGAAAGCGCCACCCTGCCCCCCCCCCCCCCGGCCCACCCCGGCGGGCCGCCCCCGGG